AATTGGTACATTATACTTTTCCATAAAAGACAAAAGAATAGACTCCGCAGCATTTTTAGTTCTTGAATACATTGTTTGTCTTGGCAATCTAACCGAAGAAGTGCTAATAAAGACAAAGGATTTAAAGTCTTTCTTCATTTCTAACAAGATATGAACTAAATCTAATATATTTGCTTGAAGTATTTTTTTGTCATCTTTGTGAAAAGCCATATTTCCATAAGAGGAGAGAAAATAAAAATAATCAAAAGGTTCTAGTTTAGCTGTTTTTATCTTTTTGTGAGGTATTGCAATGAAGTTATCTAGCCTCTTTGTGAGATGTGTTCCTAAAAATCCTGATGCTCCTGTAATATAACTTACCATCCTAAAATTCCTAGTAATAATTATATATTATTTTTTTACTTCTGGCAATTTATATACAAACTTAAAGTGGTACATTAACTAAAACTGTTTTTAGAATGGAATGTTGATTATTACTGTTTTAAGAATCAGCCCTACATTATTAGTGTCATCGGTTCTAATTCCCTGATAAACTTGTTGTGCGTTATAATCCACAGGAACATTGGTTGAATGAGTAGCTTTAAGTACATTATCAACATAAAACTGGATACTTGAACCGTGATGTTCCATATACAATTTATGAGTTGTCCATGCACCTGTAAAAGCGATACCTGTATCTGTAGCATTTTCTGCATTAGTTCCATCACACGAAGTTGCCCAAATAGCACCGTTTATCATTTTGAACCCCATATGCCTTTCTGTCATAACAGGAAATCTCGTACCACCATTAGCTAACAAACCAACATAAGCAGTATCGGCAACAGGATCAAGTCCGCCCCACGCCAAATAGATAAAATATGTAGTACCATTGGACATTGTTATAGTTGCACCATCAGAATAAACCCCTGCAATACTTCCGTTAGTAGTTCCTGTATAAATATCCTGTCTATGTAAAACGTGAGTTGAAAGATACCCTGAACCTGTTAAATGAGTTGACCAAGCATTATCTGCAATTCCTGGCTTCATTGTCCAAGTTTCGTGTATATATGGTTTATTAAGCATATTTCCATTATCTACATAAGCCTTAACTATTAGAAGCCATATCATCCTCATCCAAAAAGGCTGTCCCTGAAATACTTGTATTTAATACTGGAGTTGTAAGTGTAGGGCTAGTAAAAGCAGGACTTGCTCCTGAAACTACACTTTGGTCTATATAACTATGGTCTGAACCATCTGCTAGTAAATATTGAGTATGGTCATCATCAGAAAGTCCAGTTAAATTTCCATGGTCTGAAATTGAAGTTCCTGTAAAGAAAATATCAGTAACCATTTGAACTGTAAATGAACCACCAGCTTGAGGAGCAATAATTTTACCTATTAAACAACCAAAATCGGTTAAATGGCTTGGTTTAGTTGGTTCAAAGGCTAACTCTGCTTCTGCTAGTTTATAACTACCTCTACCATAAACCACATATACATGGTCATCATCAACATGTTTGTAAACCCAGAAACAACCATAACGGCTAACTCCTACATTTGCTAAAGTTCCAGTTCCATCATCATAATGTGCGTAGTCAATTACATTACTAGCTGCACCTTCTGTCCAACCACCACTACCATTTTGATAAATAGGAGTAAATTGGGTAGTAGCACTATCGTAAGCACCAAGTATAATTCTATTTATACCCACATAAACAATTCCAGAAGTCATTGTAAAATTATTAGTTCCTGAATAAGCAATCGTTGAACCACTTGATAACTCTTTTGACCTTAATGTTCCTGCCCTTTGGTGAAGTTTCATAACTCCATCTTGAAGATTAAATCCACCACTAATAAAGTGAACATTATTACTTCCATCTTTCATTACTTTACCTATTGGTATTTGCGTTCTGTCTGGAGAAGCTGTCCTACCATAAGGATTAGTTGTTGAAAGGACTATCTGTGGAGTACCACCGTTATAATCCAAACAAACAAAATAAGTTGTATCAGCAGCAGTAATTGTTTGATTATCTTGTTCGGCTAAAGTTATATATTTTAATGGTCCAGTTAAACTGTTTGTAGTTCTTAAATAAGCAGTTAAAGCAGCAACCTTAAAAGTACCAGCATTTGTACCTTCAGTTATTTCTCCACCAGTCATAATTCCTGGACTATCAGCATAGGCGGTTTCTTTACCTGTTTCTTGTAAAGCGGTTTCTACTTCTGTGCCTGTAATATAACCACCTGCATCTGCGATTGGAACTATCTTGGCTGTCTGAAAATCACTTGTTTTTATTCTCATACTAAAGCTAATTTAAACACATTTTGACTAGCAGTATCAGATATAGCATAAATAGCGTTAGAAGTATCATTTAACTCTACTGTCAATGCTTGACCAGGGGATAGTTCAGCCATAGCATTACCACCTGAATTTGTGATATTTGACTTACCTATCCATATTTTTCCTGTATTATCAGGATCAGATTGTATCTGAATAGAGTTAGGAGTTCCTGTAAATGTTATTTCGACTGCTGTTGTACCTACTGTAACAGGACCACCTTCAAAGTCATCTGCTGTACCACTAGCTTCACCCATAACAAGTTGACCACTTGAATTTACTCTTACTCTATGTGCTTCTGAAGCGGTTGGCTCAAACCCTATTAACTCAACTGCCAATAAATCAAAATCTTCATCATAACTTGAAATAAGTACATCTTGAGGTTTTCTTTTAGTTTGGTTTTTATTTCTAGTTATTGCCATATTTTGCAAAGTCTTTCTTTATATTACTTCCTTCATTTAAGAATTTAATATATGCCGCCAAAGTACCTATTTTAATAACGGCTCTTGACTCATCTTTTATATTTATTAGCTTTTCCATCTTTTTAAGTTCCTTTTTAACAGTTTTAACATCATTGGCTATCTCACCCGAACTTATCTTTTTTTGAATATAATCTTCTATTAAAGAAACCTCTTTTTCAAAAGTTCCTTCATTTTCAGCCCAGTATTTACCTAATTCAAAATGGTCAACCGTATAAGGATGATTGTGTTCTTTTGCATAATCCGTATAAGGAACTTCTACTTGTATAACGGATTGTACACTTGGGGTTTTACCTTCTCCAAGTCTTTCCGGTTTTCCTTGTTCTACTTTTGTTCTAAATACTGTATCACTCATTTTAATCCTTTTGGAAAAGAAATCATAAAAGTTGTTTTACCTATACCCGAATTAGATTTTTTTAATATCCTCTCTTGCACATCTCTTACATTTCCTTTTCCAGTTTTTGCGGCTTTTACTAGAGCCTCTCTTGCACTTCTAAGGTAACCATCATATTGTTCGTTTTTAATGGTCTTTTTCACTCTGTCTATATTATACAATGTTTCCTTATCAGGTGCGGTTTTACGTGCCCTGTCTAATTCGATTATGTCTTGTTTCCTTCCTTCATCCATAATTGTTTCCTCTTTGATCGGATTCCCCAAAGAGAATAAGGAATCCGAAACAATTATTTTATGTTGCAGTAAATCTGCAAGTCATGAGCCAATCACTATTTAGCACTTTCGTTGCATAACTTCCAGCCCAAGAAATGATAGAAATCCTTCCTGCTGGTGAGTTTGAATCTACTACGTTAGGTAATATATAAAGTTTTGGTTTATCTTTTGCAAGATCGTAACAACCAAAAGCATTTGCACCATGGATATAGGTATAGAACCTTGTAACTGCTGATGCCGATGTGGACGTTGCTTCTGTTCCAGATGCAACATTCTTATTTAGAAGCCATCTGACTCCTAATAGTTCACCCATCTCACCCTTATACAAACCTTTAACGTCTGAATACGTCTTAGCATTAAGCCAAGCTGTATCTGCCATTAAGTTTATCTTTGAGTAAGGATCGGTTTTACCAATGTAAAATCCATCTTTATACTTCATAGCTTTATTAAGCTCTAAATCCCTAACAACCATTCTAATATCACAAGCGTCTAATGTGTCGCCTGCTGCAAGAGTGGTGACATCATGGTCATTCCCATAATAGGAAGTACCATTCTTTAATTCATCTCTTACGAGTTGATTCAAAGTTTCACCCATGTTTTGCCCTACTAGCTCGGTCTTTTCCTTCATGTTGCTGTCGATAGAAACCAACGTCAACATTCTAGAAGTGTTTACAGTAAGACCATACTCTGACAAAGTCATTGATATGGTACAAGCTGTAATTGCACAAGTTACAGGATTTGAAGCCTCACCTAGAGGATCAGTAATAATTGTAAGAGGTTCATACCTCGTAAAATTAACTGTTCTACCCTCATTATCTGGATGAGTTCTGCTCTGAGCACCTTCTTCTAAGATAAGTTCATACTCTGCTCTGTCTAAAAAGACTTTTTCATAATAAGTGCTTACCTCTGCTGAGATATGTGCACCTGTTGTGATGTTAGCATTTGCTGAACCACTTATTCCGCTTCCAACTACTGCCATATGTTATTCACCTCCTTCTAAGCAAAGCTTAGTTGTAGAGGTTTTTTAAGTTTGAACTATCCCTAATTTCTCTTCTAGCTCTTCCTTAGTCATATCCTCTACGGGTTTCTCATCTTTGCGGATAGAAGATGGCTTTAGAGCGGATTGCGAAGATTGCTTTGCTAACTTCTCCGTAACCTCACCAGCTTCTTTTGCTACCGCCTCTCGATAAGGTTTCATCAGTTTTCCGACAAACTTCTTAACTGATGCTTGGTACGGATTAGCCTTTATATGGGCTTCTACCGCCTCGGTAACAGTTTCAGATAGATTCTTATTAAAAGAATCGCTCTCAGGATCAAGTTCCGGGTAGTCCCTAACGGCTTCATTAGATTCGCGAGTAATTCGATTGATTGCGTCCTGTTGTTTTCCCCTAAGCGTTATTAACGCGTCAGTTCTTCGGATTTGTTGTTGCTCTCTTTCTCTTAACCTTTTGTCAAGTTCGAGGGCATCAATTTCTTCCCCAGGTGCAACAATCGGTTCTTGCTGTAACGGTTGTATTGGCTGAAAACCAGCCTGTGGTTCTACTGAACCTGTAAGTTCCGCTACTTTTTCCGCTAATGATTGTGCCTTAGCTTCTGCCTTTTCTCGAGCTGCTGCTTCTGCTTTCGCTTTAGCATTAAGCTCTCTGACCCTTTTGGAATAACCCTTTCGGGGTTCTTCATCTGTCTTAGCTTCTTCCTTAACTTCTTTTTTAATTTCTTCCTTTATAGGCTCTGTTATAGGTTTAGCTTCCTCAGATACTTTCTCTTCTGCTACCGGCGTAGTATCAGGAGTGTTTTTTTCCTCACTCTGTTCGTTTAACGCCTTTTTATTTTCTTCCATATTATTCACCTCCTTCCTGTGAACCATGCACGTTATTTATAGTGTCGGCACGAGCTTACACTTCTGAGCTTTTTAAGGGCTCAAGTAAAGAGACATTATCTCCTCACTTCAGACCTCTTTTTAAGGATTGGCTTACCTTCTTTATTGATTCCAACCATAATTTTATCCATTCCAATCCAAACTGCATGCTCGATTTCACAGCTCTTACAGACAAGGTAAGGACCTTTTTGCTTCCAGTCATGATGCTCTTTAGGCTTAAAGACAAAACTTGGTTTATTGAAATCAAGTACC